GGACCGCCCGCAGTAGTGCTCGACGTAGCGGGACGCCGCCTCCAGCGCCCGCTCCAGGTCGACGTCGCTGGCCTCGTCCTCGACGGCCAGGACTTGCTTCAGCTCGATGAGGGAGGCGTAGAGGACGCCGGTCACGCCGCGCCCCCCTTGTCGTCGTAGTCGCGCAGGGGGCGCAGCATCTTATCCGCGTAGCCCCGCCGGACCTTCGCCTCACCCTCCGAGGGGGGGCAGGGCGAGGCGGGGGGGCGCTGCGGGTGGGTGTGCCGGCCGCGCCTCTTCCAGAGGTCGGCCAGCCGGGAGCCCGCCACCCGCAGCACGAACATCGCTAGATGCCTGTTCGTTCGGAACCGTCAGACACCCGAGACTGAGACGAACGCTGCGGCACGATAGACAACGAAGCCGAGCCGCTGCTCGGCCAGGATGGTCTGGATGTTACGTACAAACTGGTCGTTCACGGTGCCTACTCTGATGGCGCTCTGCTCGCGGTCGAAGAGGTTGCAGCCCTGGTTGAAGGCGCCCACGAGCAGCCGGCCGGCGGCGATGTTCTCGGACTCGACCACGGGCATCCCGAAGACCGTCATCGGGCCGGAGACGGAGGGCGGCCCCATCAGGTACTGCCCGAGGGTGGCGGACGCCACGTTCTCCCGCAGGAGGCGGATGTCCTCGAAGTCCACCGGGTTCATGACCACCCCGGTCGGCACCATCTTGGCCCCGGTGCGGACCATCGTGCGGGCGCGGAGGATGGCGTCGACCACGTTGTTCATCGTGGACGCGGCGAAGGTCGTGATCCCGGCGTTGAGGATGCCGGTCAGGGTCTCGCCCGTCCCGTCGCCGGAGACGACCTGGGCCTCCAGCGCCAACTGCAGCCCCAGCAGGAGCCGGGAGTTGATGTAGCCCCGGATGGCCGGCGCGTCGGCCAGCATCCGGTTGGTCACCGGCAGCCAGTGCGCCAGGGTGCGGATGGGGCTGGTGGCCGTCGAGAAGGCCAGCGTGCTCTTCGGCTTGAGGCCGGCGGTGCCCGTCCGCGCGTCGCCCGACGCCTCGGCCACGAACGCCGCGGCGTTGGTGTACGTGTCTTCCTTGACGTACTCGATGGTGTCGCTGCTGGTCTGCAGCCGGGGGATCAGGTCGAGGATGTTCAGCTCGCGCTGCCGGATGTCCACCACCCCGGACTGCACGTCGTTGGCGACCCACGACCCGCCGTTGGTGGCGCTGGCCCCCAGGAGCAGGGCCTTGAGGTCGAGGAGGGAGGTGCCCTCCTTCATCTCGACGGCGAAGGCGTGGTTGTTCAGCGGGGAGTTGAACCCGCCCTGGTGCAGCCGCCCCTGGAACTCGTTGCTCTTGACGAACTGGTCGCCGGGGGTCACGTACCGCTCGGGGTCGTCCCCCTGCTTGCCGCCGCCGGGGCGGACCGGACGGCCGTGCCGGTCCAGGATGTCCTGGATCTGCTGGACGCGGTTCTCCTTCGCCTCGATCTGGGCGATGCGCGTCTCCAGGATGTCCATCTCGGAGAGCAGCTTCTTGACCTGGGCTTCGTCCTCGGCGTTGGTGATCGCGCCCTCGTACTTGCCCTCGATCGACATGGCGTACTCGGCGCGGGCCTTGGCCTGGGTCCGCATATCCTGCAGGGCCATGTTCGGCCCCAACTCAGCGATGACGGAGGCGGTGGCGTTTGCCATCAGCGGTATCCCTCAAGCGGGTCGCGCGGCTCGAGCCGTTCCAGGTGGGCCACCGGGTCGTACTCGGGCAGGACGACGTCCGCGTACTTGCGCGCCGCCGCGGCGAACCGCGCCCGGCGCAAATGCGCTTCGACGAGTCCCGCCGCCTTCGCTGTCGCGGGGACTTCCGCAGGGGCCGCCGCTTCCGCTGGCGCAGCCTCCTCCGGGGACTGGGTAGGGCCGGGTGCCTCGACCGCCGCTTCCGCTGGCGCGGTCGTCAGGTAGGCCAGGAGGTCGTCGGCGTCCTTCAGGGACGCCGCGCGCAGGGCCTCCATCAGCTCGATCGCTCGGTCGGAGAGCTTGCGCCCCTCGCCCCGGCGGCGCTCGCACAGCGCCTTGACGGCCGCGAGGGCCGCGGTGCGGTGCTCGGTGAGCGCCGCCAGCACGTCATCCAGGGGCATCGCGGCGTAGTCGGCCGCCTTCACGCTGGTGACCAGCGCCCCGGGGTTCATCGGGATGCCGACCACGCTCACCTCAAGGAGTTCGAGTTCCTTGATCTTGCGGACGCCGGCCTTCTTATCGAACTCCGTCTCGCCGGGCAGGTAGCCGATGGAGAACGAGTCCAGCGCCCCGTCCTTGAGGAGGGTGCGGACGTCCGTGCCCAGCGCCGTCTTGGAGATGGCGAAGCGGCCGAACAGCCCCCGCTCGTCCTCTTTGAGTTCGAGCGTCTTCCCCAGCACCTGGCGCTGGTCGTGCCCGTACAGGAACCGGACGGGGCGGCCGTTCCCCAACGACTTCTGGAAGGCGCCCGGCTGGACGACGTCGTCGCCCAGGTCGCGGTCGTAGGTGGAGGCGTACCCGCTGACCGTCCACTCGTCGCCGTCGAGACGCTTCGTCTCGATCTGGAGCGGGAGCCCGTACTGTGTTCCGGACAAACGAATGGCCCTCCTCCCGGTGGATGGGCCACATCCGGGAACAGGGCCACGCGCGCCCCCGAGGGGGCACTACACGCAGTATAGCGCAAGCACCCGCACGGCTACGGGCTCTCCTGCCGCTCCTTACACCGGGAGCACTGGACCGCCCACGGGCGGGCCAGCAGGTAGCCCAGCATCCGGCCGCACTTCGGGCACCGGGGCTCGACGTCCACCTCGACTTGCTTCCCGGCGTACCCCGTCACCACCGTCGCCTGGGCCGCCCGCAGGGCCTCGAACATCCCCCGTCTCCTCTTCCTCTTCAGCGGGCGGCTCCGGGATCGACGGCGGCAGCGTGGGCACCCCCAGCCGGATCGCCAGGCACCCCACCAGCGCCGGCCACGAGGCGTACATCGCCTGCTTGGCCTTCACCGCGGCTTCGGGCGTGGGGTGCTCGCTCAGCACCTTCTCCCCCGCGGCGCCGTTGCCCCCGATGTGCTGGTACTCGATCACCGCCCAAACGTTCGCCGCCGCCATCACGCCCCCTCCTCGATCAGCCGCCGCCATCCTTCCGGCCAGCGCCGGTACTGCTTCCTGAGCGACCACTTCTCCAGCACGTCCCGCTTGAGCGCGTCCGCCGACGCCCGCCGCGCGTCCTCGTTCTCGATCAGGTAGGCGAGGCGCGACTCCCACTCGGCGTCGTACTGGGCGAGGAACCCGTTCTCGCCGTCCGTGATGCTGTGCTGGTACACCGTGGGCGAAGCCACCACCGCCGCCCCCGACAGGGCGTACTCCCACGCCTTGATGGGGGTCTTGCAGCGGTTGAAGGGCCTATCCTCCAGCGGACAGCACCCGATGTCCACCCCCACCAAGCCGAGGGGGTACGTGTGCTGGTCCAGCCAGGGCAGCGCCTTGATCCGGCGGTGCGGGACGTGCTCCCAGATGGGCCAGGGCTGCGTGCCGATCACCAGGAACGTCACGTCCGGATACCGCTTGGCGATGCGGCCCCACGCGATCGCCATCTCCTTCAAGTCGCCGTCCGGCCGGTTGCCCCCCGCCCAGCCGATGGTCAGCCCCTCCACGGGACGCTTCCCGTGGCGCTGCACCGCCTGGAACCACTCGGCGTCGATGGCGTTCGGCACCACGGCCACCGGCTTATCCGTGTACAGCCGGACGACGGAGGCGAGGCGCTGGGTGCTGACCGTCACGCCGTCGCACTGCTGGAGGGTCCACACGCTCTCCCGGCGCTGGGCTTCCAGGTTCTCGACCGTCTCCTCCGCGGCGATGCCCGCCTTCTGCTGGCGCACCATGAACGGGGAGAACAGGTCGTCGTCCACCTCGTAGAACACGCGCTTCCCCGCCCGGTGCACCGTGTCGAACCACCGCCTCCCGATCTTCCGGGGCGAGCCGTACCAGCTCAGGCGGCAGAGGATGATGGCGTCGAAGGCCAGCCAGTAGTCCGCGCTCTTCGGGTCGTCCTTCCACGCCCACTCCGCCGGGTAGCCGTGCAGTTGCAGCGCCTTGAACGGCTGAAAACAACGCCACATCTCGCAGGCGCTTTGCTTCCCCACCAGGGCCATGACGGAGGGACCGAGCAGCGGCGCGTCGAGGTCCGGGTCCAGCGCGAAGGGGCGGCCGTCCGGCCCCAGCAGCCGGGGGGCGAGGGTGGTCATGCCGGGAACCCCCAGCCACCCATTGACTTTTCTGATTTAGGTATGCGATAATCAATCCAGAACGGCGCCGGGCCGACCAACCGGCAGAAAGGCCCCCTCCCATGACCTTCCCCGCCTCCTCCGCCCAGACCCTCCGCTTCGCGGAACTCCCCATCGTCCGCTGCAACCACTGCGGCGGCCGGTTCGAGATGGGGGTCACCCCCTTCTGCTCCGCCAAGTGCGAGCGGGCGCACGGCGTCTGGCTGGACGCAGACCCGAAGCGCACCACCGCCCAGCGCCGCGAGGCGATGGTCGCCAAGGTCGACGCCCGGCTCGCGAGGCGGACCGATGCCTGACGGGCGGGGCGGCCGGCGGCCGGGGGCGGGGCGCAAGCCCGCCGCCGACCAGCCGGTCCGGCGGCTCACCGTCTGGCTGACCGAGACGCAGATCACCCGGCTCCGAGAACTGGGAGCCGGTAACGCCTCCCGCGGGCTACGTTCGCTGCTCACTTCGGCTTCCGGGGTGCCTTGCGGACGACCTTGACGGCCTCGATGGGCTGCGCGTAGCGTTCCTGCTGCGGGCGTTTCATAGTTGCTCCAACTCCACGACGGTCCGGCGGACGACGACGTCCTCGTCCCGCTCGAACGCCACATCCGGCAGCACCTTGACGACCCGGTAGCGGGTGGCCTCACCGAGCAGCAGCTCCGCCTCGTCGTCGTAAGCGGTGAGCGGGGGCGCGAGGTAGCCCCCCCGCTTCGCCCGGATCTCGAAGACGACCCCCGGACTGGTCTTCGAGACGGAGGCATCGAGTGCGGGGTTGACCCGGAACGACGTCGACTGGAAGCCGCCCAGTTCGAGCGTGTCGCCGGGAGAGAAGCGGTCCTGGGCGTAGTCCGCCAGCGAGCGCCGCACGAGCGCCTCGCGTTCGGCCTGACTCCGCCCCGCCAACTCGTGCCCGGGGGGCATCCCGGCGTTCCCGAGGTTGACGCCCCGCCAGACGGTCACCGGCTCGGCGTACTCCCCGGCCTTCTCCAGCGCCGCGTCGATCTGCGACTTCAACCGGGTTTGCTCCGCGGTCAGCGGCGTGCCCTCCCGGAGCCGCTCGTTCAGGTCGCGGTAGCCGCCCGTCGTGTACGACTTGACCGCAGCGCGCTCGCCGTCGGTCAGGGCCGCCTCCCACCCCGGCTTCGCCGCCTTCCCTTGCACGTCGAAGCGCGTCTCGTCGTCGTCCCACAGCCACGGCGCCGCCGGAGCGGCGGGTTCGGGGCGCACCGACACCGGGAGGTCGTCCACGACGGGGATCAGCGACATCCGGCAGTTGTGGGTTATAATCCCTTGTGCCACATACCATCCCCGCTCGGTCTGGAGGTTGTAGACGTGCCCCCGAAACTGTCGCTTCCCTACGCTGACGAGGCGTACCGGCTCTACCAGTCCGGCGTATCGCTGGAGGATGTCGCTACCCGCTTCGGCACCTACGCCACCAGCCTCAGCCGCGCCTTCAAGCGGCGCGGGTGGACGGTGCGGAGCGTCAGCGAGGGCAACCGCCTGCGGATGGGGCGCATGACGCCCGAGGGGCGCAGCGCCAACGCCGCCGCCGCCCACGACGCGGTGCGCGGCATGAAGCGAAGCGCCGCCGACCTGGAGAAGCGGGCGTTGGCCCGCCAGCGCCGCCGACTCGGCGTGAGCCCCCTCGACGAGCAGATGCGGGAATGGCTGGCGGAGATCGACCGAGACGATAGGGGGATTTGGCTGGGCGAAGCGGTCGGCCCGTACAACGTAGACATCGCGGCCTACCCGTCCATCGCCGTGGAACTGTGGGGCGGCTCCTGGCACCGTCAGGGCCGCGCCGCCGCCCGCCACGACGAGCGCACGCGCTACCTCCTGGATCGGGGTTGGCACGTCGTCATCGTCGAGTGCATCGGTGAGCGGTACGCCCTTACCCGTGCGGCTGCGGACTACGTCGTCGCCTTCCGCGAGGGCATCGGCTGCGACCCAACCGCGCGGTGTCAGTACCGGGTGATTAGGGGTACAGGTGAGGAGATCATCCGCGGCTGTTCGCAAGACGACCACTTCCCCTTCAAACTCCCGAACCGTCGCGCCCTGAGCGTCTGGTGCGGACACCAGTTGGTCACCGGGTAAGCAGTTGGGGTGCAGCAGCCCCGGTCGGCTGGAGAGGGGCACCTCCCTCCCGTTCCGCGCGGCGCACTGGGCGTCCGTGTCCAGGTGCTCCACGATCTCCACCTTGGACACCAGGCCCGTCGCCTTGTACCGGTCCAGGCTCGCCTCGACCTGGGCCGTCGCTATCTCCGTCCGCGCGATCGTCTCCGGACGCGACTTCCAGGTGTTGAGGTAGAGACCCTTGACCCCGCCGAAGCCGTCCTTCGGGACGCCGTCCGCGATCTGCTGGTCGCTGTACCCGGCCTTCTGCCCCTGCTGGAGCACCTTCCGCAGCCCGTCGCGGGTCGTCTCGTCGATGCGGACCACCTGCTCGGCCGCCTTCGCCAGCAGCCTCCGCGTGGCGGCGTCGTCCAGGCGGAACGCCTCCGCGTCCAGCTCGGGGAAGGCGCTCTCCACCAGGCGGTGGACCACCTCCAGCATCCTTTCGTACCGAGGGAAAACCACAAGGGCGAGGAGGGTCTGTTCTTCCTCGCTGCTGTAGACATCGTCCAGGTCAGGCATCAGGCGCTCGCCTCCACCCGGTAGTACGCCGTAAGGCGAGCGAGATCGTCCCGCTTGAGGAACTTCTTGCGGGCGTCTTGCGGGGAGCGGTAGACAGGAACCCCCGCCCGCTTCACCACCACCGCCATCCGGTACTTGTCGATGCCGACCACGCCAGCGGCCTCAGCGAACGACACGTACTCGCCCTCAAGCACCGCCATCACACCTCCGGCAGCGGGTCGGTGCTCACGCTCGTCTGCTCGGTGGAGTGCTGGAGGCGCACCCCCTCCCGGTGCAGCCACTTCGCCCGCCCCACAGACACCCCCGCCGCCTTCGCCGCCTGCTCGATGGTCTTGCCGCTCTCCAGGTCGGCCATGACCGACTGCCGCTGCGCCTGCGTCTCCGCCGGGGTGTACTCCGACTTCTCGGCCATCTCACCCTCCACCTTTCAGGCGGCCCATCACCTGGGCGCGCTGCCGCTCGTAGTAGCTCGCTAAGTCCTGTTGCAGCGCCGGCACCGCCAGGTCGTGGATCGCGTCCAGCAATCCCGGGAACGCCCCCAGGGCCTGCGCCTTCCGCTGGGCGATGCGCCGCATCCGCTGCTCATTGCGTGCGGGCGGCGCTCCCCCCTCTTCTTCGTCCCCACCCGGCGGCGGCAGCGCAGGGGGAGGGGCGGGCATGGCGTCCGCGAGGGCAGCCGCCGCGTCCGCTGCGCTCTGGGTGTCCTCCTCGTCCCAGCCCTCGATGGGCGGGAAGCCCACCTCCGCCCGCGCCTCGTTCCGGGTGAGCCACTTCTTCTCCACCGCCATGCTCAACCGCGCGTAGATCTCGTTCTGGTCCTCCTGCAGCGCCCGCACGTCCGAGATGTCGTAGCGCACCCGGACGGCGGGGTCCGTGTCGAAGTCCGGCCGCAGCAGCCGCTTCTGCCACGTCTCCGCGTCCGCCTCGTACAGGGGAAGCACCGTCGCCTCGTAGAGGGCGTCCCGCGCCTCCTCGTAGTTGCTGAACGTCGACCGCTCCAGCCCCGCGCCCAGCCCGGCCACCATCGGGTGCACCCCCAGCACGGCGGCGATCCGCTCCTCCGGGATGCGGTGCGCGTCCTTGAGGTTGAGCTGCTGGGGGTTGAACCCCGTCTGCGTCATGGTCGCGCCGTTGGTCAGGACGGTGGTGCGGCCCCGGCCGTCCGCGGCGAACTTGTCGTCGATCCTTCCGCGCAGCTCTTCGGCCTCCTCCCGCGTCATGGGCACGTTGGGGGGGAGGGTGACCACCAGGCCGACGGCGCCCATGTTGGTGAGGAGGGCCTGGGTGAAGCGCATGGCCTCCTCGTCCGAGCACACCTCCCGGATGACCCGCTGCAGGGGGCTACAGCCGAGCCGGTGGTCGCTGTCGTCCACCCCCATGCGGAAGTGGACGACGTCCTCCGCGGGGATCTCCTCGTACTTCGCGCTCTCGTACTCGTGCCGGTAGTGGGAGATGAAGATCCCCCGCTCCCGGTCCTCCTTGGTGGTGACGGGCACCATCCGCGTGGGGGAGATGAGCTGCACGTACCGGGGGTTGCCCGCCCCCGTGCGGACCTTCCGCAGGTAGGCGTTGCCGTGCACGTGGACGGCGACCAGGCGCCACCAGTCCACCTCCCGCTTCGTCAGGCCCTCGTGCGGGTCGTCCGCGAACTCCTGGAAGGGGTGGTCCGCCACCCACTCCTCCTGCCCGTCCGCCGCCGTCTTGAACACCCGCAGGGGCGCCGCCCAGTAGGCTTTGGCGATCACCGCCAGGCAGGCGAACACGGCACTGTTGCTGGCAACGGGCACGCCGTCGTACCCCCCGTACATGGCGTAGGCGCCCGGCCCGTGGATGAGGGGGCCGTTCGGCCCGATCATGTTGTAGGTGAAGAAGGCCGGGGGCAGCGTCTCGTAGTAGAGCTTCTGCTGGGCGGTGCCCGGCGGCAGGGCGGCCTCCACCGCGGGCGCGGTTTGGCGGTGGGGGAGGTCGTCGCCCCGGAGGAAGCGGACGGCGGCGCGCAGCGGGTTCGGGGGCATGGATTAAAACACCTCGGTCTTGGGCGACGAGTGGAAGGCGAGCATCACGGCCTCGGCCCGGTCCGGCGACTTCACGCCCCGCTTCCGCGCGTCCACCTTGCTCTCGATCTCGGTCTGCCCCCGCGGCGTCTGGCGGTAGCGGATGCCCGCCAGCTGGGACAGGGTCGTCTGGTCGCGCAAGCCCGCGAAGTCCCCCGCCTGCGCCCGGTCGCGCAGGCCCCAGTACGCCTCCGCCTTCAGGTTCGTGAACTTCTCCGGCTGCCGCGGCGCCGTCCCCACGTTGACGTGGGCCACCCGGCCGGCGAAGCCGTGGTCCTCCAGGTGCTTGGCGAAGTAGTAGCCGATGCCGGCCGTGTCCACCTTGATCCGCTTCAGCCGGTCGCCGAAGGGGCGCAGGGCGTCGAGCACCTCGCCCCGGGGGTCGGCCTTCGCCCACCACTGCTCGGAGCGGACGGTCGGCCCCTGCCGGACGCACAGCACCGTCTCGTCCTCCCCCGGCCCGGCCACGTCCACCCCCGCCTCCCACTCGTGGTCCGCCGCGACGGGGATCTCCCGGCGGGAGGCGGCCTCCAGCCACGCCAGGGACAGCAGCGCGTCCTCGCCCTGCTCGGGGAACCGCCCCCGCACCTTCGACTGCCACAGGGCGCCGGCCTCGCCCCACTCGTGGAACTTCTCCACCACGAAGCGGCGGGAGATGAGGTAGGGCCGGGGGCTGTGGTCGAGCCGCGCGTCGGGCAGCGCCAGCAGCTCCTCCAGCGTGAGCTGGTGGCCGGGCCGCGCCTCGTCCTCGAAGTTCGGGGTGTCGAAGGCGTCGATGGTGTGCGTCTCCCACCCGGCCCGGTCCGCGGTGAAGATGTCGTGGAAGGGGCCGCTGGCGACGTCCGGGTTCCCCAGCGAGAGGACGCGCACGTCGCCCCCGGCGCGGATGCCCTCGATGGCCGGGTAGACCTCGGGGGAGACGCCCGGCGCCTCGTCCATGACGATGAGGAGGAAGCCGTCCGGTCGGGCGTGGAAGCCCTGGAAGTTGACGCCCTGGTCGGTCGACACGCCCAGCGCGTAGGCGTCGGGGGCCACGCGGTACTCCACGTCCAGCAGCTCCCCGCCCAGCGCGTAGGCGCTGCGGGGGTGCATGGACTGGATCTCCTGCCACACGAGGCGGCGCACCTGGCGGCCGGTGGGCGCGGTGGTGACGGCGATGCCCCCCGCGAGGGGCGCCCACAGCACGGCCTCGGCCGCGGTGAACGTCTTGCTGCTGGCGTGGCACGCCTTCACGGCGACCCGGGCGCGGGGCTTCGCCAGCGAGCGCAGGATGGCCCGCTGCACGCCCCAGAGGTCGTGGCCCAGGACGCGCTCCGCGAACCACACGGGGTCGCGGGCGATGCGGGCGGCGACGACCCGCTCGCCGTCCGTCAGGCCGCGGGGCTTAGTCGCCGCCGTCGCGGGCATCGTCCCTCGCCGTCGCCACCAGCTCCGCCAGCGTCTGCACGCGGCCGCTGTGGCGCATCTCCAGGCGCTCGCGGTACTTCTCGGGGGCGGCGCCCTTGAGCAGGAAGATCAGCAGGGTGTCGCTGTACTTCTGCTCGTAGCCCACGATGCCCCGGCCGGGCGCCGTGACGGCCGTCTCCACCCCCTCCACGGCCCGCCGGTAGGCTTCGCGCTCCAGGTGCTCCACCGCCTCAACCTGGGCCGTCTGGAACTCCAGCGCGAACGCCTCGTCGTGCTCCTGCCACCAGTAGACGGTCGCCCGCGCCGCGCCGGAGATGTCGCAGGACGCTCGGATGTTTCCGGTGTCGCGGTAGGCGTCGAGGAACGCTTTTTTAAGATGTCTAGTCTGCCTAACGGTCGCCATCTACTCGCCCTCCTGCTGCTTGCGGACGTCTTGCGTCGACACGATGTCCGCGGCGGTCAGGACGATCGCCAGAAAGCTCAGGCCGAGGATGCCCTGGGGCTCCTCCCGGAACACCGTCAGCGCGGTGATAGGCCAGGCAATTAACGAACCCACCAGCAGCGCCCACGCGCCCCAGACGCGCACCTTGGGGCTCATGCCTCCGCCGCCACCACGCTCTTGCGGACGTGCAGCATCCCCTCCTCCGAGGCGACCACCGCCCCCGTCCCCTCCACGCGGTACGCCCACAGCCCCGCGGCGTCCAGGCCGACGTCGGCGTAGAACCGCCCCGTCGTCTCCTTGCTCAGCGCCGACTCGCCCACCCCCGGCGTGGGCCAGCGGTAGACGGCGAGCGTCCCGTCCGGCTCCCGCACCGTGAGCACCACCTCGGTGGGGTCCGTCGCCACCCCGCCCACCGTGGTGAACGCCGCGGTGCTCGTATTGCCCGAGTGGTTGCCCAGGCGCACTCGGTCGGAAACATCGTAAGAAACGATCATGCGCTAACTCCCGCTCCCGATCCGCAGTCCGCCGCCCACGTCGGCGTCGCCCAGCGCCACCGCACCGGAGAGGGCGTCCCCGATGAGGGCGTCCGCCGTCAGCGACTCGCCCAGGGTGAGGTGCCCCGGCACGTCCGTCTCCCCCACGAAGTAGGCCAGCGTGCCCGTGGGAGCGGGCTGGCTTCCGGCGAGGCCCCGGGAGACGTGCGCCCCCCGGGAGAGCGTGCCGTCCGCCGCGGGGAGGTTCCCGGTGAGGGTCGCGGCGTGGATCGCCATCCGGCGGGCGAGCTGCCCGGTGGCGCTCGGCATCGCCCCCGCCAGGGCGCGCCCGACCGCCCACACCCGAGAGAGAGCGCCCGTCGCCGTCGGCAGGTTCCCGGCGACCGAACGCACCCGGCCGGGGAGCCGCGTCAGGGCGCCCGTGGCCGCCGGCAGCGAGCCCGCCACGGAGCGGGACACCGTCTGCTGTCCGGTGAGGGTGCCGCTCCCGGCCGGCATCGCCCCGGTCAGGCTCCGCGCCCGCGCCTGGACGCGGGTCAACGCCCCCGTGGGGGTAGGCAACGAACCCGCCAGGGACCGGACGGCCGCGAGGACGCGCGTCAGCGTCCCGGTCGGTGCGGGCAACGATCCGGCCAGCGAGCGGGAGCCCACCCCGGAGGCCGAGAGGTCGCCCGTGGCGGTCGGCTGGTTCCCCGCGAGGGCGCGCAGCGCGGCCAGCACCCGGGTGAGGGCGCCGCTCTGGGCGGGCAGCGAACCCGCGAGCGCCCGCACCCCGCCCTTGACCCGAGTGAGTGCCCCGGTCGCCGCCGGCATCGAGCCGGCGAGGGAGCGGCTGACGCTGATCTGCCCGGCCAGGGTCGCGGACGGCGCGGGGAGCGAACCCGTGAGCGAGCGGTCCCGGGCGTGCACCCGCGTCAGCGCCCCGGTGGCGGCGGGGAGGTTCCCCGCGAGGGAGCGGCTGACGGCGATGAGCCGCGACAGCGCACCCGTGGCCGCCGGCATATTCCCGGTCAGCGACCGGACGGCGGCGAGGAGCCGGGTGAGGGCGCCGCTCTGCGCGGGGAGGCTGCCGGTGAGGGACCGCACGCCCCCCTTGACCCGCGTCAGCGCCCCCGACTGCGCGGGGAGGTCGCCCGCCAGCGACCGGACGCCGCCCTTCACCCGGGTCAGGGCGCCCGTCGCGTTGGGCATCGCCCCCGCGAGGGCGCGCAGCGCACCCAGGACGCGGGACAGGGCACCCGATTGGGCCGGGAGCGAGCCGGCCAGGGAGCGGAGCGCGGCCTTCAGCCGGGCGAGGGCGCCCGTCTGCGCCGGGAGGTCGCCCGCCGCCGAGCGCGCCGACGCCACCGCCCCCTGCGGGACGGCGCGGCGGGAGAACGTCGGCCGGGGCGTGG